ATTAATAACAAATAACATGACTCCCACAAGCCAAGAATTGACACGGCGTATGGGAGACGGTATACTTACATATACGAAGACAGAAGATGGACGATTCATTCCAGTGTGGAGTGAGTCCATTTAAAATGAAATGGGTGGATAATGGAAAACGATTCAACAAAGGTATCAGTTACTCTGGGCTATACACTTAATCTAGGTAACTTTCAATCACTGCGACTTGACCTTGGGGTTGTAGATAGCAAGCGTGATGGTGAAAATACAGATCAGGCTTTTGAGCGTGTTTATAAGTTCGTAGAGGACAAGTTAACAGATAAGATCCGTGAAGCACAAGAAGAGGCTTCCGAAGCATAATGGCTGACCGCAAAGACCGAATGGCTTTGCTCAGTAGATTTAACAAGTTTTATCTTCAACGGTATGAGCAAAAGTCTAACATGAATTTAAATGTGGAACAGTGGGCTGCAGATGCACTCATTGAGTCCTATGGCATTAGTGAATGCTATGATGTTTTAGAATATTATTTTTCTATTGCACAAGATCCTAGTTGGAACTACTTTGCATATAACACAGAAAAAATTATAAACGGTAAGGCAGAAGTAGAGCAAGATAAAAAAGACAGAGCAGAGCGCAGGAAACTAGCAAAGGAATGGTTAAGTGAATAATACAGAGGCAAAAGTAATTACCGCAGTATTAGAAGATAAACAAATTCACGTACTGCTTCAGGCTAATGTTGAGAACTTGCTAAAAACACATAATGATATCTGGAACTTTATTCGTCTATATTCAGAAAACAACCAATGCCTTCCGCCATCAGATTTAGTAAGAGAAAAGTTTCGTGACTTTGAACCAGTTGCTGGAGTTGGCTCTACCAAGCACCACCTTTCAGAACTTCAAACAGAATATCTAAGCGATAGTCTAAAAGACATTCTTCGCTCTGCTGCAGGAGATGTTCAGAGTGGCAATGGTACAGAAGCGCTTGAACACCTGATTACAAAAACCTCAGAACTAAAAAAGAACACTGCTGTAATTCGTGACATTGATGCTACCGATCTTGAAGATGCTGTTGCATATTACGAAAGAGTGCAGAAACAAAATGAACTTGGTGCGCTAGGAATTAAGACTGGACTTCCAGGTTTTGATAACTACCTTCCTGCTGGAATTATGCCAGGACAACTTGGAGGCTTGGAAGCAAGGCAAGTCCCCAATGATTATCTCTCTTGAAATGAGTGAGACAGAAGTTCGTAACCGTGTATTTGCAATTATGGGTGAGGGACTTTGGTCACACCGAAAGTTATCTAATGGTGAAGTAGAGATTGATATGCTTCGCAAGTGGCATGCTAATAAGGTTGCAGGCCGTCCAGAGTTTCATATTATCTCTAACGACTCTGGTGGAGAAGTAACTCCTTCTGTTATTCGTGGAAAGATTGATCAGTACAAGCCAGACTTTGTTGTTGTTGACTATCTTCAACTTATGAGTCCTAACCAACGTGCCGATAATGAAACGGTAAAGATGAAGAACCTTTCACGAGAACTTAAACTAATGTCTATTAGTGAAGAAGTGCCTATTATTGCTATTTCATCTGCTACCCCTGATGATGTAAAAGACTTAAGCACACCTCCAACACTTGGACAAACTGCTTGGTCAAGACAGATTTCTTATGATGCTGACTGGCTTCTAGCCTTAGGTCGTGGAGTTAACAGTGATGTAATTGAGTGTGTATTTAGAAAGAACCGTAATGGTTTTATGGGTGACTTCTTAGTTCAGGTAGACTTTGATAAAGGCTACTATCGTTATAAGGATTTTGAAGATGGCAAATAATCTTTATAGCGAAGAACAAATACGTCGTGTACTTAATGGCTCTGGCATTGAGATTGAAGCAGAGTTTGGCAATGACTTTATTATTTATTGTCCATACCACAATAATAGTAGAACCCCTGCTGGAGAAGTTGCAAAAGACAGTGGACTATTCTTTTGCTTTGGTTGTCAAACTACAAAAAACTTAGAAGAGTTTATTATGTTTACAACTGGAAGATCGTATTTTGAAACTGCTCGCTATATTAAAAGCAAAGAAACAGAAACTAATATTGAGACTGCAGTTAATAAAGCGATGTATGCACCACCTGATTTTGTTCAGTATGATGAAGTTCTTATTAAGCGTTTAACTAACCAGGCACTTGAGTCTCCTAGAGCAATGCGTTATTATGCTGGAAGATCTATTACCGAAGATTCTGTAAAAAAGTTTTCATTAGGGTATTCAGAAAAACAAGATATGGTAACAATACCAGTACACTCACCTGACGGAATGACTATTGGATTTGTTGGAAGGTCTGTTGAGGGTAAAGAGTTTAAGAACACTCCAGGACTTCCAAAGTCAAAGGTACTCTTTAACCTACATAGGGTTAAGACTTCTAGTACTATATATGTAGTGGAGTCATCCTTTGATGCTATCCGCTTAGACCAAGTAGGTTTCTCAGCAGTTGCAACGCTGGGTGCTAATGTTTCTGCATCGCAAATGAAACTATTAGAGAAGTACTTCAACAATGTTGTACTTGTTGCAGACAACGATGAGGCTGGCAATATTATGAAAGACAAGTTAATTGAAAAACTTGGATCTCTAGTTAGCGTAATCAACATAGATAAAAAATACAAAGACATTGGTGATATGGATGATGAAGCAATCAGGGGTATTGAATTCCAGTTTGACAAATCTATATCGTCTATGCTAAACTAATATAACAACACAAAGGAGAAAGATATGAGCGTAGTAAAGGGACTCAAAAATATTAATGCCCTGCTTGACAAGCCAAAGTATGACGAAAACTCACCAAAGGTAAAGTGGCTAAAACTTGCCGATGGTCAATCAGTAAAGATTCGCTTTATTGAAGAACTAGATGAAGACTCAGCCAATTACAATGAAAGCCGTGGTCTTGCACTAGTTGTTAAGGAACACACAAATCCAAAAGACTACAAGCGTAAGGCTGTAGATACAATGGAATCAGAAGGCCGTGACTGGGCAGAAGAAATGCACCGCAAGGATCCAAAGGCTGGCTGGAGAGGCCGTCTTCGCTTCTACTGCAACGTACTAGTAGACGATGGAATTGAAAAGCCATATGTTGCTATTTGGTCAATGGGTGTAAGCAAGCAATCTGCTTTCAATACAATTCGTGAGTATGCTCTTGAGACAGGAAGCATTTCAAACCTTCTCTGGAAAGTAAAGCGTAATGGTCAGGGAACTGAAACATCTTACACACTTATTCCATCAGCACCAGACAAAGAACCATTTGATTGGTCTGGAACTGAACCGTTTCCATTGGAACTTGCTCTTCGCAATATTCCATATGCTGAACAAGAAGCATTCTATTTGGGCTTTGATGGTCCAACTACCACTTCTGCAACAAACACAGACTGGTAATAGATGAGTTACGTAGGCTTACACGTACATACTCACTACTCACTATTTGACGGCGTAGCAACTCCACAAGAGTATGTTGACCGTGCTAGTGCTTTAGGCATGAATGCAATCGCAATCACAGACCACGGTACGTTATCTGGTCATCGTGAGATGTATCGCATGGCTAAAGAAAAGGGTATTAAGCCTATACTTGGCGTAGAAGGATATTTTTGTGCTGATAGATTTGATAAGAGGGCAAAGGCAGAACGCACTGAGCCAACTGATATGGTCTATAATCACATTATCCTTCTCGCTAAGAACCAACTTGGTTTAGAGAATCTAAACAAGATTAATGAGATCGCTTGGACTGAAGGATATTTCAATAAGCCACGCTTTGACTTTGAAGTTCTTGAAAAGTACTCAGAAGGTATTATTGTTTTATCTGGATGTTTAAGCGGTATCATTGCAAAAGCATTAGAGCATGGAGAGTATGCTCAAGCAAAGAAGCACATTGAATGGTTCAAGAGAGTATTTAAAGATGACTTCTACATGGAGTTAATGCCACACAATGGTGCAGAGGTCAATAAACAATTAGCAGACCTTGCGGATGAGTTTAAGATTCAGACTGTGGTTACTCCAGACTGTCACCATGTTGATGAGTCACAAAAAGAAATTCAAGAGTTTAAACTATTAATGAACTCACATACAAAGGTTCAAAAAGATACAACATACGAAAAGTCAAAGAAGCAAGATGGAATGCTAAAACGCCTTGACTATCTATATGGCGAAGATAGACAAATGTCATTTAATAAGTTTGACATTCACCTTCTTTCATATGATGAGATGAAGGTAGCCATGGAATCCCAGGGTATAGTAAGAGAAGATATGTATATCAACTCTATTAGTATTGCAGACAAAGTAGAAGACTATGACATTAAAGATGGACTAAACTTACTTCCTGTACAGTAT